AAGGACTTAACAAGTACTATAAGCCAGTAAAATGAAGGAGTCAATATTGATTAAAATGAAGTATGACCTAAAGCTCACTCAAGAAGCTCTGATGGTTGCACTCCATAGAATAGAGAAATTAGAACAACAATTAAAACCAAAACAAGATGCCACTATTAAAACCAAAGAAGTACGAGACAAATAAGGATTTCACTCAAAGATGTATGGGGAATGCAAAGATGGGAGAAGAGTATTCAAACAGAGATCAAAGGTTTTCTGTATGTCAAACAATATGGAAAGACACATTCAATCCAAATAAATAGCTACAGTATTTTGTAGTTGTTAAGATATTAGTATATATTTGTTAAAAACAAAGACAATGAAGATTATAAAGATCTTATTTAGGAAACCTCAGTTTCTTGTTATATTTATACTTCTTGCACTATTGTTTATTTTTGAATGTATTATTGTGTTAGTTTCAGCTCCATTTGAATTGATGTTGAAAACAACAGAATATACTATAAAACAATTATTAACACTAATAGATTAAATTATGGTAAGAACAGAAGAAAAGAAAATCAACCTAAGTAATAAATTTAAAATGCTAAAGGATATGCAGGAAGAATTAATAGATTCTAAGGTACCTGAAAATATCAAGAGAACAATATTAAAATCAATACTTAGTTAATGATTGATACTAAAAATACCGTAATGACCTTAGATGGTATATTCTGGGATGAGTCTGAAATATTATCAAAAATGATGGATGATGACTTTTACTATAATTATCTAGGAGTCAATGCGTTATCTTCATCTAGCTGTAAAAAGTTATTAGATTCTCCTGTCGATTATAGAAACAGTCTTTTGGAAACTAATAATACTGGAGATAAGATACAGCCATTTCGAGATGGAGGATTATTCCATATGAGAATATTAGAACCAGAAAAATGGGAATCGCTTAATTTTATAGATGTTGCTAGTAAGAATACTAAGAAGTATAGATTAGCTGTTGAGGAATTAGGAACTGTATATACTTACAAGGAAAGAGAACAAGCTGAGAAAATGGCTTTAGCTTTTAACAGTAATGAAAAGGCTGCTGACTTCCTAAGAAACAGTAGAAGAGAGGTTCCAGCCATCGGAGAAATTGAGGGAATCCCATTTCGTGCGAAAGCGGATATTCTTGGGCCTAAGTATATATGTGATCTTAAAAGTACTGGAGATATTTTTAAATTCAAGTACTCGGCAGATCGCTACTGTTACGACTTACAGGCTTATATTTATTGTGAATTATTTAACATATCTTATAAGGACTTTACTTTTGTAGCAGTCGACAAATCAACTCAATTGGTTGGATTGTTTCCTTGTAGCAGAGAGTTTTATGAGAGAGGGAAATATAAGGCTCTTGAGGCAATACAAATATATAGAGACTTCTTTATAGATAAGAAGAAACCTGTAGATGATTTTTACTTGTACGATGTATTATAGCAAAGAAGAATGTTATGCAGATATATATGCTTCTTTAAGTATGGGGATACTTGAGGAAAAAGATATTTCCCACCTATTAGATTATTATAAGAATTTAGAACATTATGAATGTTGTCAAGGTATCGTAGAAGGGTATGTTGACTTTAAAAAAACAAAGAATGAATTTAGAAATAAAAATACAGAGAGACAAGTTTAAGAAAGAAGTAAGAAAGTTAGTGGAATTTTCTACTGATATAGACTTATCTGAAAGAACTCGTAAGAGAGAAAATGTAGAGGCTAGAAATATGTTCTACAAGTTACTTAGAATGCAAGGTAATTATTCGTACCAAGAAATAGCAGACTGTCTAGGTAAAAACCATGCCACAGTACTCCATGGGGTAAACCAGTTGACTGATTTAATGGAAAACGATTTAATACTAAGAACTAGATTTAATACGTTAAGGGCACAGGTAGAGATTGGTCTTGATGTTGACGAGGCTGCTGAAGAAAAAAAGTATATTGAACTTCGCATAAGACATAGAGCTTTGACCGCACAATTCAATCAACTTGCTTTTGACAACAAAACCCTATCAGAGAAATTATCAAAGGCTAGATCTCAGTATAAAGAGAGGGAGGCTTATTACCAGAGAAATGGTTATGTTTTATTTTCTTAGACTATGGAAGAAGAAGAAGAAAAAAAAGTAGATGGTAGAAAAAACAATGGGGCTGTAAAAGGAATCTCCAGGGGTCAAGGTAGACCTCCCAAGATTAAGGAGAAAGAGACTGGAAGATTAACTTTAAGTGCCTTGAAGAAAGCCTTTGGTAGTGAGGAGAAAGCCTGGATTTATTTGGCTAAACAAGCTGCTAAAGGAAACTTTAATTATACTAAGATGTTGTGGGAATACCGATATGGTAAACCAAAAGAGCAACAAGACATAAACGTAAACACAAATATAAATATCCCAGTAGTGGATTTTGCAAAACCTAAACCAATAGATATTGACCATGAAGAGATCGATCAAACTCCCGATAATAACATCACCAGATAAAATGCCAATTGACTTTTGGAATTATAGAGTTAATCCAATACTAGGGTATTACGAATCCAGAAAGGGTAAACCTAATCTAATTAAGCAGAATGACTAACAGCAATTATATAGGGTGTTATGGGGAGCTTCTGTTCTTTTCAGAGTGTATTAAGAGAGGATACTCTATTAGTAAGCCTGTCCTGGACTCATCCCCTTATGATTGTATAGTTGATAATAATCAAAACCTATTTAAGGTACAAATAAAATCATCTGGCAAAGAACCTAGAGATGGGGAGCCTAATGTCCAGGTACCTATTCAAAACAACAAGAGAGAGTACTCTTTAGATTCAGTAGACTACTTTGCTGTGTATTCAACCTATTACAATGGGTTCTTTATATTTAAGAACAATGAGAATATGCAAGCAGTTAGAGTCAGTTTATCTGGTAAATGGGGAACTAACTTCAATAACTATAATTTCGATAAAGAATGTCAGTTACCATAAAAATAACCAGGAGTAGACTAAAGAAGATTCTTGATCACTTTGCTAAACAAAGTAACCATAAGGACTTCGCTAACTACATTGACAATAGAATAGATTATAAATTCAATAAGGATTCTAGATACAAGTCTGACAGAAATAATATGGTAAAGAGATTATGTACTGATTCATATTCCGAAGCAATTCTATGGGAGTTCTCTGGGAGAAAGTTTATTCCTAACTTTGAGGTAAGTCAATCTAAGAATTATAATTATCCAGACTTTAAGGATGCTGGATTTAATATGGGGTTAAAGACATCTAACATAAAGAATCCCCACTTAATACAGAAACCTCATAATGTTAAGTACAATGAATTGATGGCCCATATAGATTTACATAAAGATCATGTTGAATATATTATATTAGGTGTTGCAACAATAGACATTATGAAAGAGTATGGAGATGAGAATTTAGTGTTAAGCCCTAGTGCTAAAAAATATAAGAACGGATTTAATAGATATGATTTGTTAGAGCCAGTTTATTCTTTTGATAATTTAAGTAGATTTTAGATGGGGAACAAAGTAGAATTAAATCCAAAATACCAATCCTTATTCCATAGTGATAGCAGATACTTTGTGATAACTGGTGGTCGAGGTTCTGGTAAATCATTTGCAATAGGAGTATATTTAAATCTATTAACCTACGAAAAAAATACTAAAACACTCTTTACTCGTTACACAATGAGTTCAGCAGGAATGAGTATTATACCTGAGTTTAGGGAGAAGATGGAACTTATGGGAATCGAGGATCAATTCGAGATAACCAAAACAGAAATAACAAATAAGTTTACTGGTAGCTCAATATACTTTAGTGGTATCAAGACAGCCTCTGGAGATCAGACTGCAAAACTGAAATCAATTCAAGGGGTAAATACTTTTGTCCTGGATGAAGCAGAAGAGCTTACTGATGAGATGGGATTTGATAGGATTGATTATTCTATTCGAGCTAAAGGAGTTAGAAACAGATGTATATTAATTCTAAACCCTACTACAAAAGAACATTGGATATACCAGAGGTTCTTCCAGAATCGTGGAATTCCAGATGGATTCAATGGGACTAAAGAAGATGTTACTTATATCCACACTACCTATTTAGATAACGATCGCCATCTATCTAGATCCTTTGTAAATCAAATAGAGGATATGAGGAAGAGAAGACCAGAGAAGTATCTCCATCAAATTATGGGAGGATGGCTACAGAAAGCTGAAGGAGTTGTGTTTACTGATTGGCAGATCGGTCAATTCAATGGGTCAGTTGAATCGATCTTTGCATTAGATTTCGGATTTGCCAGAGACCAGACAGCCCTTGTAGAAATTGGGGTTGACAAAGAAAGGAAAATTATCTGGTTAAAGGAACACTTATACAAAAAAGGTTTAGTTACCTCACAAATATATGATCATTGTAGAAGAGTTGCTGGTCGTAAATTAATTGTGTGTGATAATTCTGAGCCCAGGCTATTATCCGAAATGAAGACGAAGAACCCTCCTTTAAACGTTACTCCAACAATAAAGAAAGCTGGTAGTATTTTATCTGGGATAGCTCTTATGCAAGATTATAATATAAATCTAGATGGAGAAAACTTAGTCAAAGAATTCAATAATTATGCTTGGAGCGTTAAAGGATTGAAACCGATGGATAATTTTAATCATCTTATTGATGCAAGTCGCTATGGAATTCAATACGTTCTGACTAGATCGGTACCCAAAGGAATGTATATTGTGAGATAATATTTGGTATATTAAAAATATTTATTATCTTAGTATCAAACTTTGTTTCATTTAGTTTTAAGTTAATTGTAAGAGAGATATCAGATGTGGTGTCTCTCTTTTTTTATAATATATTTTGTCAGTTGGAAAATTATATATATATTGCACCAAGTTTAACAAATAAAAACAAATATTATGGAAATTAAAGGAGATGTATTTCACGAAAGTTACTACGATTCATTAAGTAAGATGACTAAAAAAGAGCTTATAGCTAAGTTAGAAGATTCTCAGATAGAGATTAAAAGAACAAATTATAAGTTAGATGTTTATGGTGGTTATAGTATTAACATATTTAAAAACAAGAAAAAAGTACAATCATTAGACTTTACTTTAGATGATAACCCCCATGGGACAAGATATGATGAGATAACAGATTTAGAACATTCTTTGATGAGTGCTTATCAAGATTATGAAAGTCTTATAGAGAGTGAAATAATAATTAAAAATGATTGGGATGAGACAGGTCGTTAGTAATTGTTGTGGGGGATCAGATTCTAGATTTGAGGATTATGGAATCTGCCCACAATGCAAAGAACATTGTGATTTTATAGAATTAACTGATGACTTATGAATAAAAACATAACGCTATTAGATTTATTTAGTGGGATAGGTGGGTTTCATCTTGGACTTCAGAAAGCTGGGTTCAAGGTAAAATCCTATAATTCAGAAATAGATAAATACGCTAATCAAGTTTATAAACATAACTTTAAACAATCAACCTATGTCGGATCAGTTACAGATGTTCGAGGATCAGAACTACCAAGAATCAACGCAATCACTTTCGGAAGTCCTTGCCAAGACTTCTCACTTGCTGGAAAGCGTAAAGGGATGGGAGGAGAACGATCAAGCCTTATCCTT